TCTCCGAGAAGGACTTCCTCGCGACCAAGCAGAAGCACGCGGAGCGCGCGACCTCGGTCGCGTAGCCGCCGGCACCCATACCGCGCTGGCTCGCCGGCGCACCAGTTCCACCACCACCCAGCACGAGCGCGGCCATCGCCGGCGCTCTGAGGAACCGCCATGTCCCTGACCGCCGCCCGCAACACCAAGGAGTACTCGCCCGACTCGAAGCCGAAGGGCTTCGTGTACCCGGTGAAGGGCTCCACGCACATCCAGAACGGCTCGCTGGTCGGCCTGCTCGCGGGCCTCCTGGTCCCGGCGAGCGCCAACCCCGGCATCAAGATCATCGGCTGCGCGCAGCAGGAGGCCGACAACTCCGCCGGCGCCGACAGCGCGATCACCTGCCTCGTGTTCAAGGCGCCCTTCTACTGGGACAGCGGCACGTCCGGCGACGCCATCACCTCGGCGAACGTGGGCTCGGACTGCTACGCGATCGACGACCACACCGTCGGGCTCACCGACGGCGGCAACGGCGCGCGACCGCGCGCGGGCAAGATCATCCAGGTCGACAGTGACGGCGTCGTGGTCGACCCCGACGGCACCAAGGACGAGGGCGAGAAGCTCCTCATGTTCCCGATCGACCTCGCGAGCATCACCGCGGGCCAGGTGATCGGCGCGCTCACCCTGCCGTATGGCGGCAAGATCAAGAGTGTCAACTTCCTCGTGAACAAGCCGGCCACCACGGCGGCGAAGCTCGCCACGCTCACGCCGCGCATCACCCCCGCTGGCGGCTCGGCGGCTGCGCTCACCGGCGGCGTGCTCGCGCTGACCTCGGCCAACTGCACGCCCATGGGCGCCCAGGTCGCAGGCAGCGCGGTGACCGCGGGCAACAGCTTCAACGCCGGCGACGCCATCGACGTCCAGGGCAGCAGCGTGACGGCCTTCGGCGAGGGCAGCGGCACCCTCATCCTCACCATCGCCGCGGCCTAGATCCATCGGCGCCGAGCACCGGCGCCGCTCACCACACGCCTCACCAACTTGGCGGATAGGCACCGCCCGGGAGAACCCTCATGCTGATCACCAGTGGAAACATCGACAAGGCCTTCATTGGCTTCGACACGGCCTTCCAGCAGGCCCTGATGAACCAGCCCACCGTCTGGCAGAAGATCGCCAGCGAACGGCCCTCCACCGACGAGTCGGAGGTCTACATGTGGGCCGACATGATCGGCGAGCTCCGCGAGTTCCTCGGCGAGCGCCAGATTGTGAGCCTCTCGGGCCGGTCGCAGCAGCTGTTCAACAAGAAGTACGAGAAGACCATCACCATCCCTCGAACCAAGTTCGAGGATGACAAGTACGGCGTCTTCACCGACCAGGTGCGCCAGATCGCGATGCGCGCAGCGCAGCACCCGGACAAGCTCGTCGCCGATGCCATCGCCGCGGGTGACACCGCGGTCGTCTACGACGGGCAGTACTTCTTCGACACCGACCACCCGCAGAACCCCGACGACCCGAACTCGCCGGTGATGTCGAACAAGAAGACGGGCATGCCCCTGAGCGCGGACAACGTGGCCGCAGGTATGGCCCTCATGAACGGCTACAAGGACGCTGGCGGCGTTCCGCTGCTGGCGGAGCCGAACGTCCTCATGGTGCCGCCCGCGCTGCGCTACCTCGCGCGGCAGATCTGCTTCGGCACCACCATCGCCGTCCCGGTGGGCACCGCGGGCAGTTCGCCCGGCGGCGCGGCCGCTCCCGAGAACGTGCTGAAGGGCATGCTGGACGTGGTGGTGAACCCCCGCCTCACGAGTACCACCAAGTGGTACCTGCTCGACACCACCAAACCGGTGAAGCCGTTCATCTACCAGAACCGCATGGCCCCCGAGTTCGCGTACCTCAACAAGCCCGAGGATGCCGAGGTCTTCAAGCGGGACCAGTTCGTCTACGGCGTGCGCACCCGCGGCGCCGGCGGCTACGGCCCCTGGTTCCTGGCGGCCGAGTTCGACCAGTAGCCCTCGCAGTGGTGACGGCGCCTCCGGGCGCCTCGCCGCTCGACATCCATCGACACGGAGCAACCCATGGCCAACGAGAAGTTCAAGGTGCAGGTCGCCGCGAAGCTCAGCGACGACCACAACCACTACCGCCGCGCCGGCCTCGTCCTGAGCGGCGAGCAGCGCGAGCACACCATCGACGCCGTCCAGCTGCGCATCCTGCGCGCCGACAAGCGCGTGGTGGTGGTGGGCGGGCCCGAGCTGCCGAAGCTCGAGACGGCCGAGAAGCCCGCCGATCCCAAGGAGGCACGCCTCCAGCAGATGGGCCTCGCGCACGACCAGGCGCAGCAGCGCGCCGCCGCCGCGGAGGCAGAGAACGCACAGCTCAAGGCCGAGCTCGGCGCGCTCAAGGCCCGGGCGGAGTCGAAGAAGAAGAAGGAGTAGTCCGTGTCCAGGTACGCGACGCCGACTGATTTGGCCAACCTGGCCATCAACAGCGGCGCGCTGACCGGGATCTCGTCCGACGACCAGCAGTCGGCGCTCGATGCCGCCAGCGGGCTCGCCGACGGCTACCTCCGCGCGCGCTTCATCCTGCCGCTCGTCGCGCCGTTCTCGCAGGACCTGGTGCGCGCGGTCTGCGGCATAGCTGCCTACGACCTGCTCACGCGGCGCGGCTACAACCCCATCGCCGAGGGCGCCAACGACAACTGGCGTCTTCGCTATAAGGACGCGATTGGCTGGCTCGAGAAGGTCGCTGCCGGGAACATCGCGCCCGCCCTCACGGACAGCTCAGGCGATTCCAGCGCGCCCAAGGCGCCACGGGTGATCAGTCGATGCCGACGCGGCTGGTGAGCCATGGCCGAGCCGACGTTTCACGCGTTTTGGCCGAGCCGTGAATTCGCAGACCTCGTCCAGCGCATGGAGCGTGTGGCGAAGGCCGACTTCAAACGCGGCATCAATGAGCAGTTCAGTGCCACCGCGATCTTCCTCGTAGGCACTGAGTTCGAGCGGGCGATGGACCCGTACGGCCGCGGATGGAAGCCCACCACCAGCCGCGACGGAAGAACACTCCGTGACACCGGGCGCCTGCAGAACAGCTTCACGCCGTACGGGCGCGCAACGCCAAGCACCTTTGGCATCGGCTCGGGCACCAAGTACGTGGCCGTGCATCAATACGGCGCGACCATCAAGGCCAAGAACGCCCCGTTCCTGCGCTTCAAAGTGCCGTACGCCACGCGGGTCTTCAACCGGCGTTCCGGCGCGCGCCTGAAGCGGCACCAGGTGCTCTCGAACTGGGTCCAGGTGCAGCAGGTCACGATTCCGCAGCGCCAGATGGTGCCCGAGGACGACATCGGGGCGGTCTGGATGCAGGCATTCACCGCCGACGTCGACGCCGCGATGACCACGGCGATGGACAACACCGTCTCCTAGATGGCACTCACCGAAATCACCACTGCGATCCAGGCGCTGCTCGGCAGCACGCCAGTGCTCCTGGGCGCGCAGAACAAGTTGGAGAACTCCGAGCTACCCCGCGTGGTCTTCACGCCCACGGGGGACAAGTTCGGTCCGCCGGAGTCGCTCGACCAGGACGCTCGCCAGCTCTGGACCCGAAACTCCGGCTGCAGCGTGAGCATCTGGGCCGCGGACATCCCCGGCGTCGAGACGCTCATCAACCAGATCATCTCCGCGATTCACACCGCAGCAGGCGCGCCGAACTACATGCTCGACGGCGAGGCTGGCTGGCTGGACCAGCAAGGCTCCCTCAGCAACCAGGGCGTCGGCTATGCCTTCCACGTCGCCTTCAAGGTGCCCGTAACCGACGCGCCGCGGACCACCGCGACCGTCACCACGATTCCGCAGACCAACGTCATGTCCGAGGGCGATCCGCCTGAGGACGAAGACGCTGGCTAGCGCTCGGAGAGCTCCATGTCCTCGATCCTTCCTGACGTCACCGAGTCCATCCAGGATGGCGCCCTCGGCATCATTCCGGAGTCCACGGACAACATCGCCCTGGTCGTTGGCGTGTGCTCCCAGGGCACCACGAACGTCATCCAGAGCTTCGGCGACAAGAAGTCGCTGGTCGCTGCGCTGGGCTCGGGCCCGCTCGTCGACGCAGCTGCGCTCATCCTCGACACCGCCGGCGGTCCGGTCGACTGCGTGCGCATCGCCGCGACCACGGCAGGAGCCGCTGGCGCGGTCACCACCGCGGGCACGGGCACTGCGACGATGACCGTCGCTGGCGCTGCGCTCGACGAATACGTGGTCCAGATCGTGATCACGGCCGCCGGAGCGAACCTCGCGGCGCTCACCGCGGCGTTCAAGTACACGCTCGATGGCGGCAACAACTGGTCCTCGCCCATCGCGATGCCCGTCGGCGGCGTCTACGCCATCCCGGGCACGAACATCACTGTGACCTTCGCGGACGGCACCTTCGTGGTCGCCGACACCTACAGCTTCAACGCCACCCAGCCGCTCTATGCCGGCTCGGACCTGACCACCACGATGGCCGCGATCTTGGCGGACCCGCGCGAGTGGAACTTCCTCTTCGCGGTCGGACCGCCGGCCAGCGAGTCCGCGGCCGCGACGCTCGTGGGCACCCTCGACACCATCATGTCGAGCGCGGAGACGTCGTTCCGCTTCGCATTCGCTCTCGTGGAGATCCCCAAGGACACCGACGCGAACATCATCGCGGCGCTGGCGAACACCACGTCGAAGCGCGTGATGGGCTGCGCGGGCACGGAGATGCTCGTCTCGACCGTGAACGGCCTTGTGCGTGAGCGCTCGAGCGCCTACGTCGCTGCGGCGCGCATCGCCGCCGTGCCCATCCACGAGGACCTGGGCCGCGTCCGCACCGGTCCGGTGCTCGGCGTGAGCTCGCTGGTGCGCGACGAGCGCGCCACGCCCGGCCTCGACGCTGCGCGGCTGACCACGCTGCGTACGATCGTGGGCCAGCCCGGCTACTACATCACCAACGGCCGCATGCTGGCGCCAGCGGGCAGCGACTTCACCTACGTGCAGAACCGCCGGGTGATGGACAAGGCCTGCAAGGTCGCTCGCGACGGACTGATGGAGTACCTGAACGACAGCGTGCGCCTGAACGCGGACGGCACGATCCAGGAGATCGACGCGCGCGCGATCGAGGCCTACGTGAACGCCCAGCTCGACGCCGAGCTCGTCAGTGCTGGCCACGCCTCAAGCACCGCGGTGCTCGTCGACCGGACCCACAACATCGCGTCCGACTCGACCATGCCCGTGACGGTGCGGATCCTGCCGCTGGGCTACGCCAAGTTCATCACGGTCGACATCGGCTTCACCTCTCCGGCGCTCCAGCCGAAGGCCGCGTAGCTCTCGCCCACTCGCGCGCTTCGGCGCCCTGCACCTGAGGCCCCACCATGGCCAATCCCCTCCAGTTCCCGCTCGTCAACGGCAACCGCTACGCCTGGTCGTCCGTCCGCATCCAGGCGAACGGCCAGCGCTACGTGGGCGTGAAGGGCGTGAACTACTCGCAGGAAGTCGCGCCCGGCGAGGTCTACGGCACCCACGCGCAGAAGATCGGCCGCACGCGCGGTGAGGTGAAGCCCGAGGCCAGCATCGAGCTCTACAAGGAGGAGTTCGACGCGCTCATCAACGACCTGGGCGACGGCTTCTACGAGGTCGAGTTCGAGGTCGTCGTGAGCTTCGACGAGAGCGGACGGGTCATCACCGACCAGATTCACAGCTGCCGCATCAAGAAGCCCGACAGCGGCCACAGCCAGGGCCCCGACGCGCTCACCGTGAAGGTGGACCTGGACGTGATGTGGATCGAGTACAGCGGCAAGAAGCCGCTGAAGACGATGGTCAACGGCATCGTCTAGCCGTCCGCTGTTCACCTCTCACGCGCATCGGGTCCCATGAAGATCTCCAAAGAGCAGCTCGAGCAAGTGGTGCCGGAGCTGAAGAAGAAGTACGGCGACGACATCCACCTGATCACCGCTGACGGCGATCAGGTCATCGCCCGCGTGCCGAGCGGCGAGGAGTACCAGCGTTTCCTCGACATGGCCGCGGACGACCGCAAGAAGACCCACGCGCTCGACTCGCTCAGCCGCAGCTGCATCTTGTTCCCGGCCGCGGCGGAGCTCGACCAGCTCCTAGCGAAGCGTCCGGGCCTCACCACGTCCTTCGGCGCCAAGCTCACCGAGCTCGCCGGTGCCGTCGAGGACGTCGAAGCAAAAAAACTGTAGACCTGCTCCACGCGGCCTGGGTGAACCACTCGCTCGCCGCGCGATGCCTGCGCGAATACCGGCACGGCGAAAATTCCAAACATGCTGAGGTTGGCTCGCTGCTCGAGGCGGAGTTCTTTGCCCTCGTACGAGCGACGCTAACCGGGAAGTGACCTCGTGGCTGGCAAGCGGCTCACCTGGATCTTCGAGCTCATGGATCGCGTGAGCGCGCCTGCAAAGGCCGCGGCGCGTGCTCTGGGCTCTGTCGCCGACGCGACCAAGAAGACCGCCGACGCCACGGAGAAGGCCAGCAGGCACTCGGAGAGCTTGCAGACGCGGCTTGAGAGCACGCTGCGGCTGGGCGAGCGCGCGTTCCATCTGGCCGAGGGCCTCGCGGAGATTGGGAAGAGCGCGGCGGAGGCGGCCATCGATGCGGCGTCGTTCAAGGAAACGACGACGCTCTCGCTGACGACCGTGTTTGGCAGTGCGGACCGCGCGCAGAAGGTGCTCAAGGACACGGTGGCCCTTGCGGCACACCTGCCCATCCAGACTGAGGAAGCGATCAACGCCACCACGCGCCTTGCGCTGGCGGGCTTTGACGACCGCTACCTCGCGCCGCTGGTCACCGCGGCTGCGGACGTGAAGGCCCTGAACCAGGGGCGCAGCGAGGCGATGGAGGCCTTCCTGCGGCAACTCACTGACATCAAGTCGGTGGGGCTCTCCGACAGGCACCTGATGTACCTGTCGATGGAGACGCACCTGCCCGAGGACAAGATCCTCGCGAACATCAGCCAACTGACTGGGCTCAAAGGCACCGAGAAGCAGATCAAGGAGTACATCAGCAAGGGGATGGTGGACCGGAACACGGCCATCAACGCCGTGCTGAAGACGTTGCAGCAGGTCGAGGGCGGCCAGATTGGCGGGCTCTCGAATCGGCTCGCGGGCACCGTCTCGGGTCTGATGTCCACGCTCAAGAGCCGCAAGCTCGAGCTCCTCATGGATCTCGATGCGTCTCCCGGCTACGCGACGTTTCGCGAGTTCCTCGGCAACCTGACCACGCTGCTCGACCCGAGCGGCATGTTCGGCAAGAAGGTCTCGAGCAAGGTCGCCAAAACCTTCAACGCGGTCTTCGGCGGCGCGCTCGGTGACTTCACCGGCAAGGACGGGCTCTTCAACCTCAGCAACACGCTCGACAAGGTCCTGCGTGGCGCCGAGATGGTGGGCGTGGGCTTCCGCGCGGGCGCGGGCTTCATCCGCAACTTCGCCGAGGAGCTTCTGGATGCCGCGGGCATTGGCGGCGACCTCTTCGGTCCAGACGGCTCGCTCGACGAGAAGAAGGTGAAGACGATCGTTGACCGCTTCTCGCAGCTCGGCAAGGAGCTCGCGGACGTGGCCGCGAAGATCGGCGCCATCATCGACCAGGTGTCGGGGATCAGTTCGGGCGGCGGCGCGCTGGCTGAGGCCACCGGGACGCAGGTCTACAAGAGCTACGGTCTACCCGGCCTCTTCACGGTCGACACAGACAACGAGGGCGGCCTCGGCGCGTCGTTCTTCAAGGGCCCGCTGCAGAGCCCGTTCACCCATCAGGGCGACGCCCACACCGGCACGTACGCCTCCGACGACACCATCAACCAGTCCATCGGCGGGAACGTCTCGCGCGCGGCCTCACGCATGGGCTCGGGCGCGAACGGCGGCGGTGACCAGACCATCAACGTCACCGTGAACGCGCCCGGCGCGACTCGCGAAGACGCGGATCACATTGGCAGGGTCACGGAGGAGGGCGTGAAGAAGACGGCCGCCTTCCTCAGCTACGGCTACTCAAACTGATGGCCTTCGCGCCCGTCACAGACTTGCTCTCGTCCGCGCAGGGCGTGCGCTCTGGCACAGCGGCCGCAGATGGCTGGGTGGGCAACCCGGTCGCATGGGACACGCTCAAGGTCGCCGGCGAGATCATGCCGGGCGTCGCCCGCGTGGATCCCGAGCGCGAGTACGAGGTCGACCGTAAGCGCACGGCAGGCGCCGACGGCGCCACGCTCACGGGCTTCGGCCACATGCCCGCCAAGGTGAAGATCAACCTGCGGCTGTGGAGCGACGAGCAGTTCCAGCGCTTCAAGAACATCCTGCCCACCATCTTCCCGAAGCCGAAGAAGGGGCGGCCGGTTCCAGTCGACGTCTCGCATCCCGCGCTTTCGGTTCTCGGGATTCGTTCGCTCTACTTCACGAAGATCAGCGCTCCACGACCCTCGTCGACGCCTGGCGTCTTCGAGGTGCCGCTCGAGGCGGTCGAGTTCCTGCCGGTCTCGACGGCCAACATCACGCTCACGCCGAACCAGAGCGCTGCCTCTGGCGATGCTCTCGCGGGCATCAATTACGCCGGCGCCTCGGGCAAGCTGCCCTTGCCGCCGATCAACCCCCTCGACACGCTGCTTTCGAACGGGCTCCTGCCACCAAGCGAAGACTCTAGCGACACGGGGCCGTAGACCATGGCGCTCGTCACCATCAACGGCTTCAACGTCATCCGGTCACACGTCACGCTGCCGCGCACGGGTCGGTGGGTGGCGGAATTCGTGGTCGACGCCGAGGACGCTAGCGAGCTCTCGGGCGAGCTCGAGGTGCAGCTGGGCTCGAAGCTCAAGTTGATCGGGACCGCCAAGCGCTCGGGGCCGTACCTGCAGAAGGTGAAGATCCAGGCCGTGGGTGGCGCGGGAGGCCTGCTCAAGCTCCTTCAGCCCAAGGCCTATCAGGGCGTGCCGTTGCGGATTCCGCTCTCGGACGCCCTCGCCGAAGTGGGCGAGTCGCTGTCGGCGGACGCAGACCCGAACGTCCTGGACACGGTGCTGCCGTTCTGGACGCGCATGGCCATGGAGCTCGGCGAAGAGCTGCGTGGCCTCACGCGCGCGGCGCCGGCGGGCACCACCGGGCGGATCTTGCCGGATGGGTCGTTCTGGATGGGCGTGGAGACGTGGCCGACGCAGGACATCGGTGACTTCAACCTCATCGACGATCACCGAGGGCAGGGCGAGGTGCTCTGCGGCATTGAAGAGCCACAACTTCTGCCGGGCACGACGTTCCTGGACCGCCGCGTCCAGGAGGTCATCTACGAGATCGATTCGAACCGCGTGCGCATGAACGTGCAGTTCGTGCCCGACGCGACCGACGATGAACCGCAGCCGCTGACGATGGCCGCGGACCTGGACTACGTGGTTCAGAAGCAGCTGAAGCGCGCTCGCTACATGGGGGCTTACCCCGCGCGCGTGGTGCAGCAGAATGGCGACCTCTCGCTCGAGCTCGAGCTCGACTCCGAGGACGTTCCTGGCCTGAGCAACGTGCCGCTGCGCGCGTTCGCGCCGGGAGCAGTGGTGAAGGTCGCGCCGAACTCGCGCGTCACGGTGGTTTTCGAGAATGGAGATCCGCAGCATCCGGTCGCCGTGCAGTGGGACGCCGGCGCCGGCTCGGCGACGAACGTCGAGGTGCACGCGAGCGTGCAGGCCGCGCTCGTGGCGCCAGCGGTGATGCTGGGGAGCACGGAGGCGGTGGAACCGCTGGTGCTCGGGGCTACATGGAAGACCAGTGAGGACTCGTACGATCTGACTTTCTACGCAGCCTGCCAGGCGCTCCAGACCATTTTGGTGCCGCCATCTGGACCGCCGCCGACGACAGTCGCAGAGCTCGTTGCCGCTCTGACAGTCTTCATCGGGGTGATTGGTGGGGCTCCGCAAACGCCCGTGCCAGCACCCACCTCGGCCATCGGCAAGCGGCTGCTCGATCGGCTCGAGGAACTCTCCGCGGTGAGCAAGACGCTCTAGCGGTACTCGAGGTGCAGCGGTCCCTTCCAGTCGGAGGGTGGCGAAGGCGCCTGGGTGACGGTGCTGAAGTCGATGACGTTCAGGCTCGAAAACTGGGCCACTAAATCAGAATCGCATCCGCCATCGGAGAGCATCACTGCAGCAAGACTTGGATCGGCGACGAAGGCCGACGATGCGGCCGGACGCTCCCAGTATCCGTCCTGGCCTTGGATCGTGAAGACCTCGAGCGGATAGGGCGAGCCGAGGACTCGCGCATCGGCGGGAATGAGCCTCTGAGAACCTGTGCACTGCGCGTTGTCGTATCCGACGAGCATGCTCGGAGGCACGACAGAGCCCGTTGTCACGTTGACCGGATACATGTCGTTCGAAGCATCGAGATGGTGAGCGAAGCCATAGAGGTCCACGAAGCCGTCCAGCGTGACCTGGGCTCCAGTCGAGTCCACCCAGACGATGTTCTTCGCATTCGGTCCGGGCGGGCCAACGGGGCCTTGCTTGCCCTCGCACGCCGCGAACAGCAGCGCCGCCGCGACCGTGATGTTCCGAAGCATGTAGGTCTCCAAGAAACGGAATTCCCAGCCTAGGCCAACCGGCCATCGCGATTCCATGTCCCTCGAGTTTCCACTCGGATATCCCCTCGGCTTGCCCGAGGTGCCAGCGACGGACCTGAGCGGTGAGGCCATCGGCTTTGCGCTCGACCCGGCCGCGGCCACGCTCGGCGTGGATATCGGCAGCGTGCCCGACATCGATCCGACGTTGGCGCTGGTGAGCGGTTACCAGGCCCTCGGTGAGTCGATCGCGCGCCGCCTCGAGACGCCGCGCGGCGGTCTCTTCTACGACGGCGACTACGGCACGGACATCCGCGGCCGACTGAACGACAGCTTCACACCCGCCGAGATCTTCTCGCTGCAGTCGGACATCGAAGCCGAGGCTGAGAAAGAGGAGCGCGTGCAGTCCGCATCCGCGACGGTGACGTTCGATGCAGCCTCGAGTTCCATGAACATCCAGCTGGGCGTTGTTGCTGCCACTGGCCCCTTTCGATTCGTGCTCTCCGCTGACGCGCTCTCGGTGCAGCTCCTCGACGCCTCCTGACCAATGGCCGCTCCCAATCTTCAAGACCTGCTCGCGCCGCAGACGGCCGACCAGGAGAAGTCCACGCTGCTCTCGCGGCTGGCGGGCAAGGCTTTTCCCGTCACCACGTGGCAGTCGGGTGGCGTCGCTCGGACGATCATCGAGCTCATCGCACAGGGCCTGGCCGACGCGACCGCGCTCATCGCGAATGTCGCCGCTGGGGGCTTCGTTGGCTATGCCGCTGGCGCGTGGCTGACGCTGCTGGCCAAGCAGCTCTACGACCTCGACAGAAAGCTCGCGGTGGTCACGCAGGGAACGTGCGTGCTCACTGCGGCTGCCAACTCGAGCGGCTTCACGATCGCGCCGGGTCAGATCGTAGCGAAGAGCTCGAGCGGGCTTCGGTTCTCGAACATGAACGGCGGCAGCCTCGTCGCCGGCGGCACGCTGTCGCTGACGTTCCAGGGTGAGAGCGCGGGTTCCGCCTACAACGTTGGTGTCGGGGCGATCACGGTGATGGTCACGCCGCTTCCGGGCGTGGCGATCAACAACCCGGACAACGGCAGCGGAACGTGGATCACCAGCCAGGGCACCGACGACGAGAACGATGCGTCACTGCAGGCTCGGTGTCACGCGCGCTGGCCGTCGCTGGGCTCTGCTCCGACGCAAGACGTCTTCAACCTCTGGGCGGTGACCGCAGACGCGACCGTCACGCGCACGAAGGTGCTTCAGGACGCCACGACGCCTGGCCAGGTTGACCTGTATCTCGCCGGTTCGAGCGGTGGTGTGAGCGGCGGCGCGGTGGCAAACGTGCAGGCGTATGTGAATCCGCGGCTCCCGGTCACGAACACGTGCGTGGCCTCGAGTGCGACGAACGAGCTCATCGACGTCGTTGCCACACTCTACGTCCACGCCGGCTTCGAGACGTCGGCCCAGGATGCCGCGAACTCGAACCTCGTCGCCTACATGAACGGGGTCGACATCGACGGCGTGGTCTACGAGTCCGACGTGATCGAGGCGCTTCAGTCGCCCCAGGGCGTCCGCAACGTCACGCTCACCAAGCTCTGCCGCGACGCAGTCGGCACCGGGGTGGGGGACATCGATCTCAGCCTCATCTCCGGCGCAGCGCGCGTCGCCACGCTCTCGGCGGCGATCACCATCGTCACGGTCTGATGCCCTTCTCCGACTACCTCCAGAAACTCGCGCCGACGTCGTTGAAGCGCGCGCTCGGCTCGCTCTTCTTCAAGGGCATCGGCGAGGGCTTCGACGGGAGCGCCGATGGCGTCGTGCGCGACGACAGCGGCAACCCGCTCGCGTACCACATCGACTCGAACGGGCTGTACCAGTCGGGCGCGCCGGCCGCGGACTACGGAATCGTCGCGAGGATCCGCGCCGCGGTGAAGGCGCGCTTCCCAGACAACCCGGTCGGGGCCACCACGGCGACGGACGATGCCCTTGCGGCGATCGGCGGCGATCGCCTGCTCGAGCGTGGCAACAACGACACGACGCAGACCTGGGCCACGCGTCTGCGCACGGCGTGGGCGGTCTGGGTCTACGGCGGCACGGCGTACGGACTGCTCTCACAGCTCTGGATGCTCGGCTACCAGAACGTCCATCTCACAATCGTGAACGGCGTGAGCTACACGCTGCGGTCCTACACGGGCGATCCGAATGTCGACCTGGTGATCGCGCCATTGATGGCGACGAGCTGGTGGCCGAATCCGGGCCTCGAGCCCGCGCGCCGATGGTGGACGAGGTTCGCGGTGATCTTCGATGCGCCCTTGCCTGGTCGTTCGACCGGAGCTCCAAGCGACTGGACCACCGCGATCCCCGACGCTGCGAGCGACGAAGCCAACACCATCCGCCGAATCATCAACCGCTGGAAGCCCGCGTTCGCGATCTGCGACCGGATCATCATCCTCACCTCGGGCTGGGTCCTCGGTTGGCCCGTGGGCAAGAAGCTCGGTGACCCGACACTCGCAAAGCTCGGCGGCCCTGTCGTCACCTACTGGAGCGCCTGAACATGCCCAACACCTACAACGGCGACGACACCGGCCTCACTGAGGCGACCACCTCCACGATCACCGTCCCGGCAGATGGCGACGATCCGGACGCCGCTACCTTCAATGCGGCCTACGAGAAGCTCGCGGACCTCGCGGCGTACTTCATGGCCAACAAGGCCAGCCGCGGTGTGAACTTCAAGAACACTGAGGCGATCTGGTTCCTGCTCGCTGGCCTCACTGGCGGCGCACGCGTCGTCGACTACACGGACCTGGGTGTCGCTGGCGTCAACAACGAGCGCGCGCTGATCGACACCTTCGTCGGCGGCGGTGGAGCTCAGGTCTACATCACGCCAGCGGGCGCGTTTGAGATCGCGATCAACTGCCAGTGGATCCCCACGCCCACCGTGAAGTGGCAGAGGCAGGCGGCTGCACCCGCCATGCTGGTTCGCATCGCCGACGACAAGGTCTATCTCTTCCAAGAAGTCACAGGATCGTCTCTCGACGAATGGAATGACTCGAGCTGGAGCACGCAGGTGCAGCTGGACCTGAGCTCGGCTTCGCAAGGCGACTTGCTCGGCATGACTGGAGCGGGACTCGCGAAGTTTGGCCGGCCGCGCGAGGCGCTCACCGTCATCGGCTCGGGCGGCGCTCCGGCGTTCCAGAATAGCTGGGTCGCAGCCACGAGCGGCTCGCCCCAGGCTCCGGGCTATTGGGTGGACGGATTCAACGTCTGCCACCTGGTCGGAGCTGTCGTCGGCGGAGCAAGCAACAGCGTCATCTTCCAGCTTCCGTTTGTGCCCGAGTCGGGGAAGTCAGCCACTTTCCCAGTTGCGACGGGTGGCGGCGGCATCGAGACCGTCACCGTTGATGCTTCCGGCAACGTGAGCACTCACGGCGATGGCACCTCGCTGTTCCACATCTGGCTCGATGGCGTCTCGTTCCGCATTTAGCCCCTCTCACCATCCCCACATCCACCGCGCTCCCCGAGCTCGGCGGGAACCCCCATGCCCAAGCACCTCACCCTCGCGGCCCTCGCGGCCGTCGCCATGCTCTGCGCCCCCGAGGCGGGCGCCACCAGCTACGTCTACGACGCGGGAGCGGACCTCGACGTCGACGGCGGGCAGTACCCGGACGGCGGGCAGATCCCCTGCGCGCCGAAGTCGAACTGGGCGGAGATGCCCGCGATTCCGGCCTGGCAGAAGGTCGTGGCCTACGAGGTGAACAAGTACCGCGGTGCAATCAGCGACGAGCGCGACGCCACGGTGCATGGCTACTTCCACGGCCTCGCGGACCAGGGCGTCACGCCGGTGCCGGCGCCCGCGGACGGCGTGCGCGAGTTCGCAATGGACGGTGGGCTGTACGGCGAGTACCCGGACGCTGGCGTGTTCCGCATCGGCGGCGCCGCAGGCTGGGTGTCCGCGTTCGACTGCGACTTCACCGCGCAGTCGCCGCAGAGCGTGAGCTCCAACGGGACGATGACCGTCTGTGGCGTGACTGCCGACGTGCAGGTCACCAACGGCGGGCACACCTACGCGAGCGCGATCGCCGTGCTCCCGGACGCTGGCGGGCTCAGCATTATCGACAACTGCGCGTACAGCGGCTCCAGCGGACTGCCGCTCGTCTCGGATGCAGGCGCAACCAACACCACGCCGCGCTTCGTATTCGGGCTCGACGCGCTCATCCCGAATCTGAGCTCGTCGACGGCCATCCGGGTGACCACTTGGAACGCGCCCTGGAGCGGCACGATCACGAACGACGGCTTCATGGTCGCCGTGGACAACGGCGGAAACAACAGCGGCAACTTCGCTCTGTACGGCTACGGTGAGGGATACACAAACTCGGCCGGTTCGAAATACATGCAGTGGTCGAACCAGGAAGCCAGCAGCACAGCCACGAACGTCGCGGGGCAGCTGGACGTGATGGAGCAGATGACGATCAACCGCGGGATGATGAACCAGGACGCGCTCTTCTCGTCTGGGTCGACCACGACGTTTCCGCCCGTCGAGGACAGCTTCTCCGCGCGCGCCATCATGAGCGTCTCGTCCAGCATCACCGCGCTGAACTGGACGTACACGGCCGCGTCGCCGGCGAACTTCCTCGCTGGTCTTGCGTGCCCGTGCGGCAACTCCGGCGTCACGCCCTGCACCGTGCGGCGCCTGAAGATCGAGTACCGGCCGTAGCAGGGCGGGGCACCTCACCACTCGAAGCACATCGGCTGCGCCTCGCGCGCGGCATGGAGACCCTCATGCGTCGAACGCTCATCGGCTGCGCTTGCTTGGCGGCCACAATCGTCGGGGCCGCGTTCCTGTTCGGCAGGCCCGCCGACGCCTCGCCCGTGCGCCAGGTCGCGGAGCTGGTGCGCGCGGGCATCAACTCGATGGGCTCGCAGACCGTGGCTCCGGCGCCGCCTGCACCCGCTGACCCGCTCAACTGCGCCATGCCGAACGACGGCGGCAGCTGCTGCATCATCTTCCAGCACACGGGGCCGATGCAGATCGCCGTGACGTGCCGATCGGGCACGAATGGGACCGACTGCGATCTACGGAAGACGACTTCGTTCGGCGACGGCGGCGTGCCCGGCATCTACCCCGACGCGGGCGGCCCCTACGTGCAGCTTGGCGGCGGGAACCTCATCCAGGCGAACACGACCCGCTACATGCAGGTGGCGGCGAACATCGACACGATCTGCGAAGGCACGCCCGACGGCGGCACGAACCAGGTGGCGGGGCTCCAGTGATGCGCGGGGTGTTGATCACCGCTGCTCTCGCGGCGCTCACGTCGACGACGCTACCCATCTACGTGCAGGACACGCCTGAGCCGTACCCGACGTCGATCGAGACGCTGATTCAGGTCGAGGACGTCCAGCAGCAGCTCAACGCCGGCCCCTACCACGGCCTCGCCATCCAGTCCCGCCCCCCCGCGGTCCCCGATGGCGGCCTCGCCACATTCGCGCACCTCAACGACGCGGGCGCTCCGGTGCAGGCGCTCGTGCTCCCCGACGGCGGCGTTTACGACTACCTCGGCATCGGCGGACCCATCGCGCCGCAGTCGGCGACGCGGCTGGTGGAGGCGTAATGCGAACTCTCCTCGCGCTGCTCGTCCTTTCCCTGTCCGCCCCCGCCTACGCCCAGTGCGGCCCCGACGGCATGGATAGCGTGTGCGGGCCGGGGCGGCAGAACAGCATCCCTGCGCCCGTTTTCCTTTTCGCCGCTCCCTCCGCATCCGATCCCGCATCGCTGACCGCCTCCACGGGGCAGACCGCCACCTGCACGGGTGGCTTTCCCGGCTCGCTCATGGCGGACGGCGGCCTGCTCGCGTACTCGGTCAATGGCCATTGCCGCGTCGACTATCGCGGCGTCGTGAGCGAGGAGGCTCGCCACAACTGGATCGCCCAACCGCTCGCGCTCAACAACGCTGCGTGGACGCACCAGCACAGTCCGTCGATCACCGCAGACGCCTGCACGTTCATCGACGGCACCGCGACGGCCGATCTCGTGGTGAGCGGCGGCAGTGACGATTTCAGCGCCACCTATCAGGCGTTCTCATCTCCCGACGCAGGCCCGTGGACGCTGAGCGGGTGGCCATCTGGCTCGGACGCCGGGCCCAGTCTCGACATGGAGCGTAGCGGCGGCACGGCGTTCTCCTCGTGCGCCTGCTCTGTCGATGCTCCCTACCTCTGCTACGGCTCAGGTGGAACGGACTGCTACGCGCAGTTCAACAAGGCCGTTGGACCGTCGCCGGCTCGCCTCTCGGTGACGACGGCCGACTCGTCGAATCTCACGTCGCTGCTGGGGATCGTCACGCCCGGCCAGTACGGAGCGGCGTCGAACGCTCCCGGCGCGTCTTCCTGCTGGGGCGGCATCCAGCTTGAGTACGGGCAGTTCGCCACCACGTTCATTCCAGACGGCGGCTCTCGCGCGGCAGACGTGATCGACTGGGGCGCCGTCACCCTCAGCACCACGCCGAGCTTTTCGGCGGCGGTGCAGCTTGAGGGTCTGCCGGTGGTCGGTACGGCCATGGTCGCAGACCTCACCGATGGCACGCACTCGTGGACGATCGCGGTGAATCCCGCCGGCACCGTTACCTGCTCCTATGGCGTGAACACCGACACCAGCTCGGCCACCGTCACGCCGGGCATGGTTGAGAGCGTGGCCTGCTCGTACAACGGCACGGCGATCCAGACCTCGGTTCACGGCGTCACACACAGCACGGCCGCGAGCTTCACGCCGGCCACGAGTTTCACGCACCTCTACATGGGCAGCGACGGCACGACGAACCAGCTCAACGGGTTCGTCTCTGCGGCGTGCGCGTCGAAGATCTCCACCCAATGCACGAGTTCCAGCGCGCCGAGCGTTCCCGCTTCGGGGCTCGTCTACTGGTTCGACGCCGACGACGTGGATGGCAGCAACAACTCCACGATGTTCACGGGCGCGTCCGTTTCGACCTGGGTCAACCTCGGCAGCGGAGAGAGCGGCACGGGAAACACCGCGCCGATGTTCATCTCGAATTTCGTCTACGGACATCCAGCCGTGAATCTCTCTGGGTCCACGCAGATGATCGACATGGGCGCGGGCAGCGAGAGCACCGCGGCGTTCCTCCACCAGACGGCCGTGTTCGACATCGTGATCGCGCTACAGGGCGTGCGCTACACCGCGAGCAATCCGTTGCTCGACACGGACGAAAACGGATCGCTCGGAACCGGGCTCGACATCTCCGTCGACTCCAGCGGCCACCCGATCGCGCGCATCGCGTCCTCGGGAACTGCGGTTGTGAACTACACCGCCACGCACACGGCGCTTCCGCTGTTCTCGTGGGGGATCATCGAGGTGACCGGCGACGGGTCTTCGATCTCCATCTCCACCGACATGCAGAAATTCGAGAGCGCGCCCATCACGGGTGCCCTGCCCGCAGGGATCTCCACCGACCATCTCTTCATCGGCGGCTGGAACAGCACGGCCGGCTGGGACGGCTCGATCGAAGGCGCGCTTATCTACAACCGCCAGCTCACGGCTGCCGAGCGCCTCGGCCTGAAGCAGTTGCTTGCACAGAGGGCCGGGCTATGAAGATCGCTTGCCTCGGCGACTCAATCACCTACTACGGCTCGCCCGGGACGGCGTTCCCGTTTCCACAGGTGTTGCAGAAGTTGCTCACCGTCGCCTCACCGGGCACGCACCTGGTGGCGAACCACGGCGTGCACGGCGACAAGGTGACGGCCGGCATCACCACCCGCTACGGCACGGATATCAAGCTCAAGGGCTACGACGCGTTGGTGTTCCTCGGCGGCATCAACGACGTGGCCGCAGACGTGAGCGCCGCGAGCATCGAGAGCGCGGCGCAGGCCATCCTCGACGACGCGCGCGGTCGCGGGATGACTGTCGTCATCATCGGCATGAGCCCATTCGGGGGCGACAGCACGGATTACACGGCGCCGCGAGAAACGACACGGCAGAACGTCAACACGTCGTATTCGAATTGGGCCGCAACCAACTCGGTGCCGTTCATCAATCTGGACACGCAGCTCGGCGACGGCGGAAGCCCGGTCAAGCTGCAGAGCCAATACGCCTATCTCGACGGCCTCCACATTCTGCAACCGGCCTGCGACCTCATCGCCGCGCAGATTGAGACCGCACTGGGGCTCTGACCATGACCTCCCGCACCGCCATCCCGGAGCCCGCGCCGTGAGCCCCCGCGACCCGCGACCGGACACGCTGGACCCCGACGACACGCCGCCGCGGCAGTCGGCTCGGACGGACATGCCCGCTGGAATCTCGGAGCTCGAACGCGTGGTGCTGGCCGAGGTGCGTCGCATTGGCCGCGCCGTCGACGCGCTCGCCGAGCGCGTGGAGTCGAAGCTCGACGTGCTCGCGCGCGACGCGAAAGCCGAGTCCGAGAAGCTCGAAGCGCGCGTCAGAGCGCTGGAGCTCGAATCCGCCAAAGCCGGCACGCGCATCGGCATGTGGGGCGCGCTCGCGGGCATCGCGGCTGCTGGCGCCGCCGAGGCGATCTTCGCCGCACTGATTCACCACTGAGCCGCCCAAGAGGGCACGAAAGAGGAGAACCGCACATGCTGACCACCATCCTCGCCACCGTCTTCGGATCCATCACCCTCGTCGGGGCCGTCGCGCTCGCTGCGAAATGGGGCGCGAGCTCGGGCCTGGGCACCAAGGCCGGCGGGCTCGTCCAGAACCTGCCCGCCGTGGACCTGCACACCAAGAGCGACACCTTCAACGAGGCCGCCGACGCCGCGGGGAACACCGTCGAGACGGTGCTCAAGAACACGCTCACCGGCGACGCGCTCCAGAAGTTTTTGACCTTCCTCGCCACCGGCCCGAGCGAGACGCAGGTGATCACGTACCTGGAGACGAACTTCGGCACGTCGCTGGTCGCGCAGGCGGAAGCGAGCCTGCCGGCGCTGCTCAAGCAGGAGCTGGGCATCCTCGGGCACGCGGTGCCGGGCGTGCTGGGCTCGTTGCTCGCGAAGGCCGCGCCGGTCGTGGCCACGCAGGCGGCGCAGCAGAAGCTCACCAGCGCCCAGGTGCTCGCGGGACTGACCGCGATGAGCGCGGCGAAGGCGGCGTAGATGTTGACGCCCGCGCCCACGCCTCGGCCGTCGATGGCGGCGGAGGAAGAGTTTGAGGCGGCCCTGGACGCCCGGCGACGCACCTTGCGGCGCATGGTCATTGGGTTCGCTCTCGCGGCGGCGGCCGTGGTGCTGCTCCTTGCCACACAGGCCCACGCCCAGGTGGTGCTTGGCGCTCCCGCTGCGCCCGACGCCGGCTTCCTCGACGTCCCGGTGGAGCTCGCTGCTGGACAGCCCGCGCCATTCGACGGCTTCGAGCTCTCCGAGGTCCGCGCGCGCCAGCTCGTCCTCAATCAGCAGCAGGCCGCGCCAGCGTCGAGCGTCACCACCAAGGCCGCCGTGGTGATTGCCGTGAGCGCCTTCGTGCTCGGCGTGGTCGCGACGGCCGTGGTTTGGCACGAGGTGAAGTGATGGCTTGCATCGTCGGAAAGATCGTGGAGTCTCGTTCGCTGATGCCGCTCGCGGACGCCGTGGTCACTGCCACCGGGCCCGAGATGGAGGACGAGAAGACCGTCGTCACCGATGAGCGCGGCATCTTCATCCTCACGGGCATCACGGGCCCAGTCCGCCTGCACCTGGAGAAGGAAGGGCACGTGGTCACCGACGACGTGGCCGCACCCGGGCAAGCGGTGCACCTGACGATGAGGAAGGCCAGCAAGCCGAGCGGCGAGAAGATCGAATGATGCTCGTGCTCGGCTTCTCCATCGGCCTGCTCGTGGGCGTCCCGCTCGGGGCTTTCGTGCTCGGGCCGTGGATCAACCGGAATGGAGGGCCGTGATGCTCGGCCCCGTCACCGCCCAATATGCCGACCTCATCGACGCGCTCTACAAGCGCGGGCCCACCGAGGCGCGCCCCTATGCCGAGTTCATCGCGAGCGCCGCGGTGTCGCGTCCCTCGCCGCTGATCACACCCGAGCGGCTGGCCTGGGTGATGACGGGCATCGGGCTGCGAGAAACCGCCTGGGGCACGTCGAAGGACCTGGACGTGCTCGGGCCCACCGGCACGGGCGACTTCGGCGCGCGCCATCGCCGGCCGAACCCGAACCTCTTCAAGGTGCCGCCCGTCTACCAGGGCGTCGCGAACCTGCCCGACGAGCACGGCCGCGTCTATGTGCTGCCCATCCACGGCCGCGGCTGGGGCCTCGGGCTCATGCAGCTCGACTGGGAGATGGAGAACGAGCGCGCTCAGGTGCTCCTACCCAGCGGCGCGCCGGCCTGGACCGATCCGCGATTCAACATCGAGGCGGGCACCGAGATCTTCCTGGAGAAGCTCGCCGCGCTCGGTGTCGAGCGGCAGGCCATCGCGGCCTTCAATTGCGGCGTCGGCGGCGTGCGCGCGGCGCTCTCCGCGGGGCAGAACATCGACGCGAACACGACGGGCGGCGACTATTCGCGCTGGGTGCTGGAGAAGCTGGCCGGGTGGGGCGCTCCGGCGGTGGCGGCGTGACCTGCCAGAAGCATCCACACAGCTTGCCGGAGACGGCATTCGACTGCCGGATGCGCGAGGTGAACAAGCGGCTCTCGCGCGAGCTCATGAAGCAGCGCAACGGCTGGGAGCGCGTGGTCTATGCGCCGCCGATGTTCCGCGAGCCCGACCTGACCCGCGACGAGGTGCCCGTGATGCACTTCTTCGGCGCGAGGCGGCGCCCGTGAATTACATCGAGTGGACCGACGCAGACGCCGCGATCGCGAAGCTCGTCGCATCGGGGCTCCTGGCGGTGCTCGGGCTGCTCGTCGTCTTCGTGGCTGGCGTCCTGGTGCTCCGCGCGCTCGGCGTCACCTGGCGCGACGTGGTGGAGGAGATCGGGGGAGAGTGATGGCCAAGCTCCGATGCGCCAATGTTATTCCTCTTGGCGACGGCATCATTGCTGGCGTGCAGTTCGACTGCCCCAAGCATCCGGGGCGCGTCCATGCTGTCAACTTCATGCCGCCGATCAATCCGTTCGCGAAGAACATGCCGGATGTCGCTGCGCTTATGGAGAAGGCTCTCGTCGCAGCAACGGCCGGCAGGTTTCACCGTAGGATTTCTGGCGAGACGCTGGACACGCTGACGCTCGCGCCGTCTGTGGGCTGTGCCGCCGGGTGGCTACCCGGAAAGCCTGAGTGCTGCCACGGGGTCATCATCAACGGAGAGTTCAGAGGCTCCTGACCCAGCACTCGCCCCGCGCGTTCCCCACGGTTTACCCAGCACATCGATCCCGGGTGTCAGTTAGACCGATACCAGGGCCACGGGGAGCGCGTGGAGTGGGAAGATCCGCGCGAGGTGGTGCCGCTCGTGACGGAGACAGGCGTGCGGATGGTCAGGGCGCTGGAGACGTGCGGCGAGGATGCGGAGCCGTGTCCGCCGATGGCGCCCTAGCGACCCAGCAACGCCTTGGCCTCGTGCGATGGACACCGCCACTCCCCGTCACCAATGCTCTCGCCGTTCGGGTAGCAGGCGGCGCAAGCATGGTCCTGGGGCATCCCGTGAATTGTCGCCGCGTCGAGCATGCGCCCGATGACGCCAAGCAGTTTCTTCACTTCGGCCTGGTGTTTGATCTGCATCTGGTAGCGCGCCATCGCCGGACCCACGAGCCGTGCGACCTGTTCCTCGTCCACGTCGGCCTCAACGTTCGGGTCGCCGTCCAGTGCGAGATCCCGGGCGAACTCGGCGAGGGCCTCGGCGTGCTCCGGGTGCTTGGCCGACAGCGACTCAAGTTGGGTTGGGTCGTTGGCTAGTTCCAAGGTCAATTCTTCGAGCATGGTTATTGTGGCCTCCACTGATGTGCCAGTCGGCGCCGCAGGAGCACTGAGCATCACAGCAGATGTCGGAGCCCTTCCACTGCACCCAGACGTGCGGCGTTCCGGGCGAGGGCCGAGTCTCTCGTTGCATTGGGGTCGTCATTTGCTCTCCCCGCCCGTGGGCGGACTGCGGTAGGGGTTCAGCGGGCACGGCACGACGTTGAGCCAGTCGCAGCATTCGCCCATGTCGCGTTCCATGTGGACGCGCTGCCAGAGGTGCGCCGCCTCCTCCATGAGCCTGCCGTAATCGAAGGCGAGGCCACACGCCTCTTGCCGCTCCCGATCGAAGGCGCTCTTGAGACTCTCTGCCTCGGCCTCCAGCACCTCGGCATCCATCAGCCACGAGGTCGGCGGCACATAGCGATCGCGCATCCACTTGCGCGCTTCCGGGCCGTGGTTGAATGGCCACGCGTCTTCGGGGATTGCCGCTCGGATTCGCTCGGACAACTTCTCCGCCGTCGGCGCCCTCGGCTCTTTCACGTCCATGTCAGTCCTCCTTCAT